CGTGACGGTAGCGTCAGCCTTGTATGTATCCAAGCGGAAGAAGAACGCAGGGAACAGGCATTGAACAGGGCGAAGCGGCAAGCCGCAGGTAAGAAAGGGGCTGAAGCACGTTGGAACAAACCTAATGATGAATGGATGAAAGACGATGTTCAATCAGAATAGTCATTACGCTTGGTTCTTAGATGCGTTTGGTAGTCACCACAGTTTTCAGACCTTTGATGACAAGGGTAAGAACCGCAAACTGATACGTCAGTTACATGGCACTATCCAAGAACACATTGCTGAACTGTGGGATTTGAACAGACAGGGTGCAGGGGTGTTCTTCACCGTCAATCAAACTAACGGTAGAGGGAGAACCACCGACTGCATCACTAATGTCCGCAGTGTGTTCATTGACCTTGATGGCGCACCCCTGCCTGAACAGTTTAGCCTTCAACCGCACATCATTGTCAACACAAGTTTTGGGAAATACCACTGTTATTGGTTGGTCAAGGATATGCCCAACGCATCATTCACACTGTATCAACAGGCGTTGGCTAACAAGTTTAACGCTGACCCAAAGGTCAAAGACTTGCCACGTGTGATGCGTGTCGCAGGTTTCTACCACCACAAAGCCAAGCCATACCCAATCAAAGTGTTAAGTCAGATGTCATCTGAACCCTACACGATGGCTGAAATCAGGGAAGGGCTAGGGTTGGAACGCCCAAAGAAGCCTGAATTTAAGATGGACTACAAGCCGTCAACCTATCAAGGAAAGTATTCAGGCACGTTGCGCTATGGCGTAGGCGAAGGTGACAGGCATGAAGCATTGGTCAAGATGTTGATTGCCATACGCAAGCGCGGTGAAAGTTTTGACTACGCAATGGCTGAAGCCCATGCCTTTGCCAATGCGTGTAACCCACCTGAAAGTATCAGTGAAGTTACTTTTCAAGTAAGAGATATATGGAAACGATATGGACCTGCGTGATTATCAATTAAATGCCCTTGATGCTATCCGTGATAGTTTCAGACGTGGCAACAAAAAGGTTCTGTTGGTTAGCCCAACAGGTAGTGGCAAGACTGTGATTGCGTCAGCCATGATTAGTGCAACGGTTAAGAACCACAAATCATGCCTGTTTGTAGCGCACAGACGTGAATTGGTGATGCAATGTAGTAGCAAACTGCATGACTTTGAAGTCAATCACAGTGTGTTGATGGCAGGTAAGTCAGGCATTTCGTGGGCTAAGACCACCGTTGCTAGTGTCCAAACCTTTACTGCAAGAAAGGACAGCAAATACTTTATCAAGCCTGACGCTGACCTGATTATCCTTGATGAAGCACATCGGTCAGTCAGCAAATCATTCCGTGACTTGGTTGCTGAATACCCTGATGCCTACGTGATTGGCTTGACTGCCACCCCATGTAGGTCAGACGGCAAGGGTCTTGCTAATATGTATGATGACCTTATCGAATGTGGGTCTATCCGTGACCTGACTAACCGTGGCTACCTAGTGCCGAACCGTGTGGTTGCACCAACCATGCCTGACCTTGAAGGTATCAAGGTTGTGCGTGGCGACTACGACAACAGACCACTATCACAGCGCATGAACCAACCTAAATTGGTTGGCGACATAGTGACGCATTGGATTAAGTATGCAGAGAACAGACCGACTGTTGTGTTCTGCACGTCCATTGCACACAGCCGCTATGTGGCACAGATATTCCGTAAGAACGGCATCCCTGCGGGTCACGTTGATGGTGAAATCCCTGAACTTGAACGTGAAGAAGTGTTGCATGACCTGCATACAGGCAAGATTAAGGTGCTGTGTAACTGTCAGGTGTTGACTGAAGGTTGGGATGAACCAAAGGTTTCCTGCGTTATCCTTGCCCGTCCGACTAAATCCTACAGCCTGTATCTGCAAATGGTTGGGCGTTCATTGCGTCCGTTTGCGGGTAAGGAAGATACCCTAATCATTGACCATTCAGGTTGCGTGTATGAACACGGTTTCCCTGAAGACGTGCCTAAATGGGAACTGACTGAAGGCTTGGTTGTTGACCCTAAGAAGAAAGAACCACAGCCGATAGAGAAACAGCCGTTCACCTGTTGCAAATGTCACACGGTTTACACCCCATTCAAGGGGGCGATTGAATGTCCGCAATGTGGTTTCGCACCGACTGCCGAAAGCAAGATGGTCTTGATTAAAGAAGGCAGGCTGATTGAACTACCCAAAGACGAAGAAAAGATTAACCCACAGCATAAGTTAGATTTCTATGCACAGTTAGTCTTCTATGCAAACAGCAAGGGATACAAGGAAGGTTGGGCATCGTGGACATTCAAAGAAAAGTTTGGTCACTTTCCGCATACCAAGCGGGTTGCACCCAAGCCTGTAGGTGATGAAGTCAAAGGCTTCCTTCACCATCTGCGCATTAAGAAAGCGAAGTCTAAAAACTTTAGAGGGGCAAGCGCATGAGCGAAGACCAAATGGAACGGCAGTTGCACAAACTGCGTGAAATAGGCGAGAACCACGCCAAAGCAAAGCAAGACCTGTCTGTCATGGAATATGGCAGGCAAATTCTGCTTGCTGAACTGATGAAAGAATACATGGTGCAGGGTGAAAAGACTGCCGCAGGTCAGGAACGTGAAGCACGGGCAGACCCACGTTACAAGAACCACATTCAGATGCTTGGGGTTGCTATCAGTGAAGAAGCAAAGTGGGCATGGGAAAAGAAAATTGTGGACATAAACTTTGAGCGTTGGAAGACTGAAATGATTAACCAAACTATTGAAAAGAAAAAGTATGGCGCGTAAACCACACACAGCAAAAGAAAAGAAACACCTCAACAGCGTGGCTAGCCTTGGCTGTATCGCCTGCGCTAAGTTAGGGATATGGGATAGCCCTGCGGAAATCCATCACATCCGTCATCACACGGGGATGGGTAGACGGGCAAGCCACTTTGAAACGATGCCGCTGTGTCCGCTTCACCATAGGCTAGGCGACAACGCCTACCACAATGAACCTGCATGGTTTGACCATACGTTTGGCACACAAGACAAATTGCTACAGGATACTTACCTTTGGTTAGGTGTGAATGGCTGTTCGTGTGGTTGCACAAAAGCAAGAGGGGCAGACCAATTAGGACTACCCCCCTTTCTAAGCGGTGAAATTTACGAGTGACTACAGCGGCACGTGAATCAATGTGCCACCGTCACCGAAGATGCGTTGCTGTAGGGCTTGGACTACGAATTTGCCCATGTCCATGCCGTCACCCTGAACACCGACACAGCCTGTCTTATCCTTGAACGGGAAGCCAAGTGCGTCAGCCACGTCCTTGCTGATGTTCATGTGTTCCACTTGGTTTTCGCCTTCCTCAAAGAACTGCTTGGGCTTGAACACATAGAAATCAATGTGCCGATATTTGCCACTGTTACTGATTGACTTGACGATAGTGTAGATGTGGTCACCTGACCGCAACGACTTGCCTAGTTTTTCCAATGCTTTTAACTGTTCCATTCTCTAACCTTTTCCATGTTGTAGGCTTCACGTGCGTGTAGCCAATTCCACACGCCGCAAAATGCCACGATTAAAACGCCCTTCCATTTGTGCGTGACTGACGTGTCATCCAAGACCGCCAATCCAAATGCAAACGCAAAGACGCAGATTGATATAAAAATCCTGAACCAGTAGACGTATTTCATTCGCTCTGTTCCAAGTTTTCTAGTGCCTTCCATTCATCCACCATTGATGCGATGGCTTTGTTGATGGCTTGATAGATAGCCCCATCATTTGCCACGATGTAGGCGGTGCAGTCATGCTTCTGCTTTGGGCTTAATTCCTTGCGCTGTGACACAATGATTTCAACCCAATGCTTGTCCACCCCAACGATGGCGGCTAGATGTCGTTCATCCTTCATAAATCGCCCCCCCATCTTCTGCCGCATCAAGACGGGCATTGATTTCTTCTGCAAGTAAGTGAACAACATCATAATCATTACCCCCAATATGCCACTCTGTTAGGTCTTCAATTTCTAAGCCGTCACGCCCGTTGTAGGCGCGTCCATCCTTCCAGTTATAGATGGTCACGACTTGACCTTCCTCAAACTCAAAGCACCACGACACGTCCACCTTGTCTTCAACGACTTCCCCGTTCAGGGGTTGCACATACTGCCAATGTGGTGCGCCAAGTGCCTTGACTAACACGTCATAGGGCATGATGAACTTGCCCTTGAATGACGTTCCCATTGTGCGTTCAATGTCAGCCTTTTCCATTTTCTTCATCCTCACGTATTTGTTTATCTTGTAAAGAAAAGGCTAGCATTGTCGCTAACCTTTCCGCTTTGCCTGTGTTCCTTTCGGTCAGGCTTTCGGCAAGCCTGTCGATTTCAGCATCCGACAGACCTGCCAAGTTTTCCATAATTTCGCAAAAGTCAGGCATAGATTAGCCCCATCCATTTGCAGATTTACGATTACGGGCATCGGCTTTGATGACGATAGCCTTGCCCACTAGAAAAACCCCCCAATACTCAAACAGCACAGGGTTAGGGTCTTGGTCTTTGAGCAGTCCTTCCTCATCGACTAGCGCAAGGTCACCGTTAGGCAATTCCGTGCGTTCAACGTAGCCGCCGATAAAGTCCTGCGCTTCAGACAGCGTGGGTTGATGGTCACCCTTGTTGATGACCTTCACCCATTTGTTCAGATACAGTTGTGCCTGCGCGTTCATGCTAATTCCCCCATCAGTTGAAGCAGTGCAAAAGTTGACTGCGGTTTGATTTCGGCACGGTCAAAGTCACTGCCCAAATACTTGCGGATGTGCTTTGATGTTGTAACCGACCACTTGCGGTCAGTGCGGATGGGGTCACCATCCACATAAGCCGCCACAGGTGTTTCGTAAGAGAACAGAACACGTGCGCCATTGGTCAGCGTGATTTCTGTCATGTTCGATGCGATTTGTTTCAATTCCATGATTAACCCCTTTCAGCGAACAGCACGAAAGCACAGCCGCTAAGACATAAGATAAAACCCAAGCCCATCACCATCAGCATTTCGCCAATGGTGTTAGCCTGTTCCATACAATGACCGTCACAGTCATTGGCACTGCCGCCAATGGCAAGCAGTCCAACGATGATGCAGGTCAAGCCGAAGTATTTGAAAACCGTCTTCATGCTAGAACCTCACTCATTTTGTTGTGGATACCGTTTTTGATAAGTGACAATTCCACGCGGTCAACGACATCAAGCGATGTGCCTAGGTCACGCAGGACAGCGCGAACACACGCGCCAACGTCAGATGACCCGATGCCTTGGTCTTTGTCCCAATCACCGAAGAACCATTCCACGTTGTCAGTGATGACATCAAGCACGTGGTCTACTTTGTGTTGCTTAAATATGCTCATTTCTATTCCTTTCGCAGTTAGCATCAAGTCGATGCAGTTAACATCATAGCACATTTCAGAATACACGCAAGAATAAATTTACACTATTAAATTGACTTATCCCTACTTTAGGTTAAAATGTTGATATGGCTTCTAAAACCCTTACAGATAAACAGAAAGCGTTCGTCCTGCACTTTAGTCAGACGGGTAACGCAACACAGTCTGCAATCGCGGCGGGATACAGTCCTGCGACAGCGGAACAACAGGGCTATGAACTCAAGAACAAGTTAGTGAATGAGATAGACGAAGCCACTAGGCAGATGCTAGGCAGTAGCGTCCCACTAGCAGTAGAGAAACTGCGTAGCCTGATGACTGATGACAAGGTATCGCCTGCCGTCCGTCTTGGGGCAATCAACAGCGTCCTTGACCGAACAGGCTATCAGACAGTCCACAAGGTAGAGGATGTCACCAAGCAACGTAGTGACGAAGAACTAGAAGCAGAACTAAACCACCTGCTAGGTTCAATGGGCATCAGCCGCGCATCTATCGGCGGCGGTCTTGAAGAAGAAGACACCAAACACTAGCCACATCTTCCCTTCATCCATATAGAGGGAACACATAGGGACAAGACATCCCTTCCATCGTAGCCCGTAACAGGCGCAAACATGGTTTCCTGCACACTCACACACGCGCCCACAGCAAAGCACGGGCAGGGGCGTATCGTGTCTGCGGTCTTGTTAAAGGGCTAGCATCATCACCATTACATTCCACACAGGGGCAGGCATACATCTTCTGCGGCGCGTAGGTGCGCGTGTGTGCGCGTGGGGGCAGGCATGGGTGCGCAGGCGTGGGAAAAAGTAGGCGCAGTTGGGGCGCAAATCGACACCCCACCCCCCAAAGTGCCGCGCCGTCAGTAATACAATGGTTTAATCCGCACAGCGGTGGGCTTTTTTAGGTATTAACCTAAGTTAACACACATCACATTAGCTATTGCCCTAAGTTAAGTATGGGGGTATGATGGGTGTATGGGTGATAAAGCATGGAAACAACGGGAAAGACAGGTTGCCGCCTACTTTGGGGGGGAACGCACACCGTTATCAGGGGGTAACGGCAAGATAACCCGTGCCGATGTGGTGCATGATGACCTGTTTATAGAGGTTAAACTGCGCCAAAAGCACAGTGTGGTCACCTTATGGGATGCAACCAAAGAACTAGCGGACAAAGAAGACAAAACACCTGTCATCTGTCTTGCTGAAAAGAACCGCAAGGGTTTTTGGATAATGGTTCATAGCGATGATTTGGCGAAATTATGAGCAGTGCATTAGCAAAAGCGGTAGAAATCGCAAAAGAATTAGAATTCCGCAAAGCAACTAACCGTATGGCGCATTATTCGCCGTATGACTATCAGGTCAAATTCCACAATACAGAGGCACAACAGCGGCTATTGATGGCGGGTAACCGTATCGGCAAATCTTTCTGTGGGGCTATGGAAATGGCTTACCATCTGACGGGTCAATACCCTGATTGGTGGGAAGGCAAAAAATTTGAACGCCCTATACGGGCGTGGGCAGGGG